AAATGAGCTTTTGGAATTACCATACCTAAATCAAATGGCCTACCTGCATTTCAAATGCGAAGAAATGAACCTGGTGTTTCATCGAGGATTTCAGGACCATGTGGCTGTGCGGCTACGAGATCTAAGCAATGGTCCACTGGCGCGAAAGGACGTACGCTCAGCTTTGTGGCAAAAAATTGGTCGTCCCGATCACAGTTGGACCGAGGCTGTGGATCTTGTGCTGAAATTGCATAGCTCTGGCACAAGTTGGCCCAGCACGCTGGATATGCATGCCGGTAATTTTATGATGCGAAATGACACATTAGTAATAACTGATCCGCTAGTTGGGATCTGAATTTATGAAAATAAGTGAACTACAAATCACCAAAGACGTTAAGCAAAGTCACGCGGACTGGAAAACAATTCTTGAAAAAAATGGTTGGTACCTTTTGGGCAAGGGCAAAGAGGGTATTGTAGCAGAACATCCAAAACGTGAATACGTTTTGAAAATATGGCACAAACCCAGTCGCTATGAATGGTTTGTTGAATTTGTGAGACAGAACCAAAGCAACCCACATGTTCCCATGTTCAGCCGTTACACAGCACCAATTCCCGGTACTGATTATCTCTATACAAGAATGGAAAAGCTGAAGCCAATTCTCAAAGAGCCTTTGGCCAAGCTATACAAACCAGAATTGATCTGGTTGTGGGCTGTTGGCCAAACACATGGAGTTGACACAATCACTGACAGTAATGAGTATATGGTAAAGGACTGGATCTACCAGTATGGCATACGGCTTGAACCAGATACTAACATCAAAGAGGATCTACAAGACTTGTGGACCAAATTTGGCTATCCAGATGCTAGTTGGGTAGACATTTCTGATAAGATTGTTCTTGCAGCCAAAAAGCATGGCATCAAAAGGTTTGACCTGCACCATGAAAACTTCATGACACGGAGCCAAACCCTTGTGATTACCGATCCTTGGTTTTAGCCCCGAGCGCGAAGTGCAGCCAGCTTGTCCTGCAGGCTATTGGCCTTACCCTTGCCATCAACCTCTGCTAGAGCTGCGGCCACTGCCGAGTCACTGTCAGAGGCCTTGCCCAGTGCATCACTCCGAATTCGGTTAGCAGAGGCACGCTCACGAGCATCTCGCGCATTGGCAGCCATTGCATCCAGTGCAGCATCTGTGCCACTCAGCCCCTTGGTGATGCCAGCCATACGCTCCCTCTCGGCCCGACGTGCCTCAGCTACCTGCGCCTCTTGCTCAGCACGCTCTTGGTCTCGGCGAGCACGGTCCAGCTTCTGCCGGCCTTCCACAACCAGTCGCTGGGCGTTTTCAGCAGCTTGGCGAGTTTCCGCAGCCCACTCAGCGGCATCAGCTGCCTCTTCCTCAGCATCCTTCAGCTGAGCCTGAAACCTCAGTGCCTCATCAGCAGCCTTGTTGGCAGCCGTTTCATTGCCAGCAGCCAGCAGCTTTTCAGCAGCAGCAGTGTAGCGAGCCAGGTTGTTTTGGATGTTGGCGAGACGCTCAGCGGCAGCCTTGCTGTCTGTTTCGGCACGAGCAGCAGCCGCAGCCATCTCTTGGGCCTGAGTGTCCCATTCCTTGAGCTGAGCGGCAGAAACTGCCTCAGGATCCCAGGAGGCCATAAGCCGGATGGCTCCGTCGTGCAGTGACTCCATCTTGCTTTTGAAGAAGCTGGTGAGAAACGCCATGTGTTTGTCCTTTCGGTGGGTTGATAGCATCAGTAGTCTATTAGCAGTGTGTGGTTGTGTCAAATGCCTCGTGGCCGGGGTTCCTGCTAAACGGGCAAGTTAAACCCCTCCCTAACCCTGTTTCCAAGGTCCCAAATATGGAGCCCGCCCTGGGAGTTATCAGGGCAATTTTCACCGGCTCAGTTGGCTATGACACAACCACAACCTCGTCAAAGCCCTCATCGGTGGTGGGAGCCTCAAGCTGAGAGATCATGCCCTGCAGGATGTTCCAAGGAATATGCTTGCCAGGCCGGCTGGCCAAGCGACGCTCCAGCTCCTTGGGCTCCGGTGTGGGAAAGAACACTGCTACCTTGCGGTAATTATCTGGAATACTGGCTAGCTTGGCTGCACGGCTTTTGGCTGTGACATTTGTTTGATCCCAACAAATGTCATCTCCGTCCTTGATAGCCATGGCCAAGTCTGCGTTCATTATGGAGGTAGCACGCTTGATGTAGCCCTTGAACACCTCGCTGTAGGTGCGACCTTGACGAGCTGCCTCAGCATCGATGTGCCTATCAGTGCTGATTATCACAGTGTCGCGCCCAAAGCCCTGCTGGTTAATCCAGGTAGACTTGCCGCTGCCGGGAACTCCCACCAACATCCACAGAGTGGGCATCCTACATCTTTCCTACGCAATAGGGCATATAGCGCACATTGGTGCCAGCTTCGGCCTCGGCTCGATTCATGCCCATCACTGCACGCTTTTCCCAAGCACAGTTGGTGTTGGTTGCCTCAAGCCTCTGAGGTGTAGTGCTGGGATCACCAGTAAGCATCAGTGTTACGATGAGAATGCTTCCCATGTTGGTTCCTCTTTTCACTTTGAAGATTGTAGCAGATATTGGGTGTGCGTCAACAAGTTTTTCAACTGTGCTTTTTACCTGGCGCAAAGGGCATTGGTGCAAGCACCTCAAGATCGCGTAGCAGTTGGTTAAACCTCCTGGATGCGTAACCTCTGTTGGGAAGGTTCCATTTGCTTGGATCATATGAACCCGGTGGGCTCTTGGTCAGCCGAGCCAGTGCAAGCCTATATGCAGGTGTTTGCATCTTGAGCCAGCGGGCTTCTGGATTTTTGAAGCTGACCATGGAGTAGGTAACCTCTCCTAATCTTCAGGCCAGTTGTCAGCCAGCATGCCCACTCGAAACTCGCCGGTCTTGAGTTCCAGCAGGTTGAAGCCCATGTCGCTCTCAGGATCTGTGTGCTTGAAATAGCGCATCAATGCCACTGTTTTCCTGGGCACAGTGTTGGTGGGCTCCGCATACTGGTTGGGGATTACGCCCTCGTCATACACTCCAATCTGGCCTCGCCGAAACTCATCGTCGCTCATGGGCTTCCTTGGGCCCCACATTTCCCAACTGGTGGGCTGTTCGGCCGCGCATTGCAGCTCAGCCAGTTCCTCATCGGCGCCGTACTCACCATAAGCCATCTCTAGGATCTGAGGATTGCGCTTGAGAAACGCAGTGAGATATTCCAGCGCAGCTTGATCTTGGAGTGTCATCGTGGGTTCCTGTCTATTTGTGGCAACTTAGCACTAGGATAGTGCTGTCGCAACCTATTTTTTTGGTGTCAACCTACTGAGCTAGATGCTCAAAGTCACAGTCATCAACCTCAGACCTGCCACGTAGGGCTGCCATCTGGCAGGGATTGAGATAGTGCCTATCATGTGCAGCAAAGCCATCCAACAGCGCCTGCCACACTGCATTGTGTGGCAGACCCACTCCCTGTCGATAGCACCGAGAACCAAGCAGCAATAGATCATACACAAGCTGTGGTGTGATGGTTTCTCCACTCAGCAGTTGGCTGACCTTTTGGGTCACTCGCTGTTCCGTGGTGGGCTCAGGTACCTTAAGACGATTCCGACGCTTGCTCATGTGTTAGATCCAACCGCGGCTTTCTGCAATCTCTTCGAAGGTGTAGCAGCCACCCATCCTGTCGGGATTCTTCTCCCAAGAGCGGGCCGCCTGTTCTGCCCTCTGGGCCGTCTGTACCTTCCGGAGATCCTGCAGAACTCCTTCCAGCTCAGCCACGTTCACTTCCACAAATCCCTGGGTGGCTTGAACCACAAGGGAGTCGCCCCTGTAACAGGCAATGTGGCTCAACAGCTCGCGCTTGCCTTGGATGGTGTGTTCAAGATTTGCGATCACCTGTTCCAGTGTCATCCTATTCCTCCCGGGCCATCAAAGCCATCACGCCCGCACTGCCATACTCAGCCAGTCCGCGATGCTCGTCTTCAAAGAGGTCTCTGATTTCAGTGGCCAGCTCCTCCTCAGTCATCTCATGGAGATCGTTCTCGGCACGGAGCATGAACTCAACAGTCACCACCACTCGCTTCATTTCATCTACTCCTTCAGCTACCACGCTTGCACAGGGTTCGGTCAGCACGCTTGCGCCACGTGGTGGGCATTGCACGCTTCAGGTCCGCAGCCTTGAGCACCGTGCGCAAGTCCACGAACTGAATCTTGTTGATGTTTTCCATAATCCAGCCCATGAGATCATCCATATCACGCTTGTTGAAGTCATATTCCCACAGCATGTCTGTTGTCTCAACCACATTGCGCATGTGGATCACACGCTCACGCAGTGTGTCCACCTTGAGGTCCAAATAGTGAACTCGACTCATGATGGCCGCGAGGTGGTTGGCAATGCGTGGGCTCTTGGGATTGTCCCATTTGATGTTGCTGAGGAAGATCAATGACCCTTCAAACTCAAAGCTGCTGGGAACACCTTCCTTTTCCAAGACAGCACTGCTAGTGCCCCAATGCACCCGACGCACCTTCTTGGTATCCAGCACTGCCTTAAGCACATTCAAGCCATCTTCGTCATACAGGAGCCCGTCGCAATCATCAAGCACGAGCACAGATCCCTTGCTGCTGTATCGATACAGCTTACAAAAAAGCATGATAGCTGACAAATTTCCCTTAATGATGTCATACTTGGGCTCAAGACCCTGAAGCTTGCATTGCATCCCAATGGTCTCGTCCAGCACAGTCTCCACCGTGTGGGATTTGCCGATGCCAGCTGGCCCAGAGATGATCAAGCCCTTGATCACACCCGTTGTGGTGGCCTCAGTCATCTCGGCCACAATCTCAAAAGTTTCCTTGAGATCTACCCTAATCTCTTCGTCAGTGCGAGTGTCCTGCTCTTCAACGCTCACACCGGCGGGATCAGCTTGGACAGCCCCTTGAGCATCAATCATCTGATAACCTGTGGCACTCACATAAATGCGGGCCTTGCCGTTGCGGGTACCTTCATGCCCACGACCATCTACAGTGATGTAGGTGCCCCACTGATCGGTATTGAGATGGCCCAGCAGACGGAACACAGTTCCATCAACGCTCACTCCCTGCCGTGTGTTTCCCTTGATCACACGCACAAAAGCGTTTTCCAGTTCCATTTGGTAGTGCTCCTTGTTTGCCTCAGCAATATAGCAGGGAGAAAAGGCAATGCAAGCTGTTTTCTTGCATTGCCTTAAAAGTTAACCTTCCACTTGCCACTCAATCAAGCTGTCGTTCCGCATGCTGCGCCACTGGCCCTTGTCCATATCCCACAGCACAGTAACACTGTCATTGCGCTTGCGCTCCCCAGTAGTCTTGCTTTCGTAGATGAAGCGGCTCGTATCCGTTGTGGCGCGCATCTTACGCACCGTTCCATCAACCTTCTTGAAGGTCACAACAACCACATTGTTCCGCAGTGCTGTAGTAAGCTTGTCCATTTGCGTATGCTCCTTGTTTGCCCCTGCAATATAGATGTGTGATGTTGGCGTGTCTATGGAAAAACTGCCTTATTTGGAAAATTTTTGGGCTTGACAGATATCGTAAGAGTCATATGCTGGAGAGGAGTGTGAAAGAGTGAGAGTATCAGATGTCTTACGCAGTTGCATACATAGTGGCAGCAGTTATTGCCTCAATTGGAGCCGTAGCTGTCTCGGTAATGTTTGAGTTGAATTTTTTCTGGAGCTTTATGGTGGGAGCATCTTGTGGTATGGTTGCTGGTTTGATTTTTGATAGGGTTTTTCCACCAAAGGCTTGACCTTGTCAAAAAAACTGCTATATTGCAGATGTTGAACGGAGAAAAGTGATGCTGGTTAGCACCAAGGACATGACCTACTGCCGCCAACTGCGCAGGTTTGTGGTAGAGGCCAGTCAGGTGGATCGTGGGGCTCACAGTTTTTGGTATGAGGGTTTGCGTTTGGTGAGCCATCGCACCGGTAGTGAGGCAGAGTTCAAGATCCAGAGCCGAGTGATGTGTGAGGGAGATGTGGCAGCGTGGGTGCTAGCCCCGTCTGAAGAAACCCTCCGGCGCATGCCCTGGCTAGATGGCATCACTGTTCACGTGCTCAACACTTGACACAACCAACTGAAAGGACACACGTCATGGTCAACGAATCCTCTGCTCAGCGTCTGCATCGTCTGCTGGTGATCCTCTCCAGCGGAGGGCGGGTTTCCGACTCACTGCTTCGCCAGGTTGAACGAGAGGCTGCCCAGGAAGCTCTGATGGCACGTGCCTAAACTGGATTGACAGGGTCGCAAATTCAGCTATACTGCCTGGGCACGCAACGGAATGTGAACATGGATCGTTTGGCACTGATGACACAAAAGGTTTACAGCCTCTTTGAGCAGGCGCATCAGCTGTATGGCTTGAATTTGCGGCAAACTGAGATACGCTTTGATCTGCGTGGGATGAAGGCAGGCAAGGCACTCTGCCGGTTCTGCACAAATGGGCTGCTCAAGAAATACTCTGTGCACTTCAACCAGCAGGTTATTCACGGTGAGCATTTTGATGACGTGCTTCAAAATGTCACAGCTCATGAGGTGGCACACATCGTGTGTTTCATGAACCCCAGTTTGGGTCGGGATCACGACGAGGGATGGAGGAGGGTTTGTGTGGCACTGGGTGGCAATGGCAGCATCTACCACAGCTACAAAACCACATACGCTGGTGGAAACTACCACTACACTACCACCACCGGGCACGAGATGGTGATTTCGGCCCATAGACATGCTAGGGTGCAGAAAGGGGTTCGTTATCGTTGCCGGAACAAAGGGTGGATTGACCGGAGTTGCAGGTGGCGCCGGGATAGTGGCCCACAACCCTCAACGTCTACTGTGACCAACAAAAATGAAAAAGCTGGTTCCTATGCTGCAATGATCCGTGGCTGGATCCGGATGTATAAGCATTCGGGAGCAACACAAGCTGATATCATTCAAAAGGCAGTAGATGCAGGAATGCGTCCCAGCTCAGCAAGGTCAGCAGTTTTGACTTTCTGGGACCGAGTCTAATTATCTCTGAGGCAAGGTGCAAGCTGCTTGCCTCGCCTCACTTACACTACGGACTGGAAGCAACAGGGGCTTAGTGTTTTTGTTGCCTGGCATGGGAATTTCATAACCTATAGCCGCTTCCAGTTCAGCCACAGTTACTTGAAAGCTCTTTAAGTCTGTAGAGATGTTGGGCTGGTTGGGAAACAAAAAGGCCCACGCCTCTCCCGAACGATGACTCACCACAACTTTCCAAAGGCCAGTGGGCACAACCACAGCACTGCGGCCAATGGTTTTGGCAGTGCTGGCGTCATAAATGTTGCCACTGTAAATTGTGTATGTATCGCCAGTTTGCTGTGTCCAGCCTCTTATGCCTGTTTCAAGAGTTTTCCATGGACCTCTGTTGACATTGGGCAATTGCGGACTCATGTTGCTGAGAATGAAGCTTTCCCGCTCAGCAGTTATGCTCCACAGCATGTCTGCAGAATTCACCATATGCCCTGTATCGTAACCGCTTGCACGATAATCGCCTAGTTCAGCTCTTTCTCCGCGAGGCAAGCTTTGATCTGGAGAGAAAGCATCGCTGCGCTTACCACAACCCATAGCCTTTTCTGGAGTTAAGGTATAGACAGTCCACAAAGGTATTTTGGCTCTATTGTCATGTAGCAAGGCATATGCCATCCTACAAATAGGCTGTCCTGTGGGCAAGGCTGCATTGGGAAAGCCCCAAGGTGCTTCTGTTAAGCACGCTTCCAATGGCCTAGGAGGAATTTGTTGTGCATATGCATTATTGAATACCAGCAAAACAGCTGAGATGGCAAAAAACAGTTTGATCATGATGGGATTGTAATGGTTTCAATAGACAAACCCAAAATAGATTCTTCATAATCTTTTTATGAACAAAGTTTTGATGTTTGACAATCCCAGAGATTTTTTAAATCATTTGAAATCAGCTCTGGAAAAAGAAAAGGCCTTGTCCCATGCTGATTTAATAGTTTTATTGAAGGGCAGCATATCAGCTCTAGAACAGCTTTGGGCCAGTCAGAATGTTTTGGTGAACAAAATGGCTGAAACTGTTGACTGTTTGAATCGCCATGACGATAGCTGGGGCCACAAACTTGCCCAACTCTATACTGTACTTGAGTGTGGACAAGTTACGCCCCAAGAGATGGAACAAATACTCAAGGAAGAAGTTTGCAAGAGCTAGAGCTCAGAATCATTCATTCCCACCGCACGAAGTCGGATAATATTATTGAGTTGAAAGCCCTTGATTTCAAGGGCTTTGATAATGCCTAGGTATTTGTTTCGTAACAAAGCCACTTCGTTTACAAGACTCATCATGTTTTGAATATCAGATTCACCATCAATGTATTTTTCAATGGCACGATCTGAAAGCTCTCTGTTGTAGCGTTCCAGGTAACGACGATACAAATCGCTTCGCATTTTGTCCACAAGATTATTCAAGTGCTTCAATACAGCTTCAATCTCTTGCAGTTGGCCAAACCGCCAGCTGACATTACCCGGAAGTTCTTGACTGTTTTTTTCGAGGCTGCCAAAAACCCTGCACTCTTTTTGTGCAGCCTCTAGTTCAAAATTGTAATATTCAACCATATCGGGAATTTGAGATAGGTCGTCTTTGACTTTGTTAAACCACATAGGAGTTGATACTAGTAGTCTTCGTCTAAGTCAACGTCTCCATATAGTTCATCCAAAGCTGAATCCAAGCTGTCATCTGCGCCGCGCAAGGCATCCATATCATGTATCTCCACATCATTGTCTTCAAAAACACTCATGAATTCCAAGGCAACATCATCACGCTTGCTGGCAGGAATCAAATCCTTGACTGTTTCCCAAAGCTCTGCAATAAGTTTTGCATCAATTTCCATTGCTAGTTTCTCCATAAAAATCTGGGGTTATTTAAAGGCTACTGGGAACAAATTGCCCACATGAAGCTTTGCAATCCACTCCCACCCGGGGAATAATCTTGCAGGGCATATAATGCTGGATTTGATCAGCTATGTCACTCACCCGGCTGCTTTCCTGGCCTTGTAAATCACTATAAGGATTGTATCTCACGATGTTGAACTCACTGTGAAAACCATAGCTTTGAATGAGACGCAGCATCCTTTCAACATCTTGTTCACTGTCGTTCTCATCCTGGATAAATGCACAGTGGAACTTAACGATCTTTTTGGATATTTGTTGATATTCCCGGAGATTATCCAAGGCACGCTCCACTGGCATTGCTGCTGGCAACCATTTGTTTCTAAATGAAGAATTTACCGAATAAATGGAATAATACACTGTGGGCCAAATTATTGGAAATACATCGCACAAGCTTTTTTTCAGCGTTACAGGCATGATTGTGCTGATGTTGAACTTGGGCCTCAAGCCCCGTTCCAAAGCAATGTTTCCCAATTTCCACAGAAGTTCTGATCCAGTGTTAAGCACTGTGGGATTGGCAAGAGGCTCTCCCCGGGCCATGAAATTCAAATGCACTGTTTTGGCAGGTGTGTGTTTTTCATAATGAGCTAAAACAGTTTCAAACTGCGACACAAAATCCAAAAGGTCTAAGTTTGTAAACTGTGTTTGTTTGGTGGCAGTGAGATGACACATTTGACATCCGCGATTACATCCAGTTTGTGAACTGAGATATGCTATGAAATAATTTTCTTGTCGTCTCACATAGCGCGACTCAATAAATCCTGTGAGCTGCTGCTCAACAAAATTTACACTCGCATCCAGTTGCGAGTTGATCTGCTGTAACATAATTCAACGCTTCCTTAGCGGGATTTTGGCGAAGGTAGCTTTTTTTGACCAAACCAACAGTGTTTTTGTACCACAGGGTCATACTTTCTCAAACGGAGTTTTTCTCCCGCTTTTGTGCCCTTTGTGGTTACATGAGTCATGTATTTGGTGGGGGTATCATGTTCTTGATTCACTAGCATTACAATAACTGTAGCTGCTTTTGCCATTTTTATCTCCTATTATGCGTGATTATATAGGTGATTTATGTCAAAACAATGAAAGCGGGACAAATTGTCCCGCCTGTAAATACTTCATTTTTATAGAGTGGCGTTACACGATAAATGATACCGTTTGTGACAAGATAGATAAGTCTTTCCGCAACCCAAACAAATCATTTTTGGCCTAAGTGCATTACTAAGTTTCTTTTTCAGGCAGACTTCCGGAGAATCTTTTCTACCTTTTAAGGATGCAGAAATTTTATTCTTTGTTTCATCTTTGTGTGATTGCCCATAGTTCCAATGGTTTTCGCCCTTGCGAGACTCAGCTAATTTTTCGGCATGCTCTGGTAACATACCTAGCCTCCACCCCTCAGGTATACTGGAGGTAGGTATATCAATGCGCTTACTTTCAATTCCATTGTTGATCCATGATAGGCCTGTAAGAGATTGGCTGATTTTCTGTGCATGTTCACTAGTAGTGATTCGGCCTTTTTGTGCTGTGCCAATCCTTTTTTTCGATTCTTCTTTGTGTTTCTTTCCTTTCATAGGGCCGGGTCTGCCATACATAGGATTTCTTTCACCGGCTTTGAGCATTTTCATTTTGCTAATAGACTCTGACCGGTGCGGACCACAACGATGAAATTTACCATCACCGTTTGTTTGGTTGTAGCTTTGTGGATCTTTAGCAGCATTTACCTCAAGCAGTATTTCTGATTCGCGGGTTTGAGCCATCGCTGGACTTTCACAAACTGCTAATATCTCCCTAACCCAATCAGAAGGGTTGCTTAATATTTTAGGTTTAACAATTTTACTTGAACAGATATATCCATCATCTGGATGGCATCCGGTCGCAAATCGAGCACCAATATACCACATACCAGTTGAGATTTCTGTCCATTTATAGACAAATGGGATTGTATTATTTGATTGCATACATAACCTCAAGACTAGATCTTCAATAGATATTTAGTATCTAGTCTTGAGGCTTATGTAACTTATTCCTCTAAATGGTCAGCAGAGGGGTTCATGGAACCCTTAGGACGTAAATGGAATTCTTCAATAATTTTATCCAAACAGCCATCCTCGTTTCTGTCCCAAGCCTTTTCAAACTTCTTGATTTGGCTGCCGTCTAAAGCGGTATAGCACCACTTATTGCCGTCTTTAATCACTAACCCTTTTTGTTGGAAGAGGTCAAATAGACCGCTATAGGGGTCCATGCCACGATCGTAGGGGATTTTAACCTCGACCGAAGTAAATGGTTGATTGTAGCGGGTTTTCATGACTTTGCACTGAGCACGGATACCTTTAACATCAGTGGTTTTGTTGCCCATCTCATCTTCCTTAAGCTTGAGCTTGCGCATAGCAAGAACAATGCTGCTGGCATAAATTGGGCCTTGTCCACCACTGATTACATCATCGGGATTGAACATGTCTTGACTTGCATAACTGTGGTTTGTGCAAATCATGCCAATGTCATACTCACCAAACATGTTGACACAATTTCTCACAAGGGCAGCAAGTGCACGGGGCTTCCTGCCCATATCACCTTTGAGCTCACCAGCCTCAAATTGATTTACATCAGTTGGAGTAAGCAACATACCCAAACTGTCGATTACAAAAAGTACTCGAGGACGTTCTTCTTCAAGAACACTGCCGTAACGAGCTTTGTAGTCTTTCATGAAGTCTGAAATCAGCTTGGCAACGTCGTCAATCATTGCCAAGTTGGCCTTCAGCAGCTTGTCCTCTGATGTATCTACATCAAGGGCTTTCAGCCAAGCTTCATCCAAAGCATTTTCAGTGTCAACCAATACCACAAACACATCCTTCTTTTGTGCGTTAGCAGTTAAGTTGCCAGAAGCCAGGAAGGATTTGCCGCTGCCACTTTGACCAGCCAGCATTGTCACCTTGCCTAGTGGAATTCCACCATCTTGAAATTTACCAGAGATGGCGTAGTTAAGTGCATAGTTGCCAGTTGAGATCCATACTTTGGGATCACGGAAGCCCACTGACAGGCCAGGAATGCTCTTGGCAATGTCTTTCCGGAATTTGGATAAGTCCATCGGTTTCATATTTGTTCCTTGTTAAAAGAGGGGAGATGAAAGGTGGGAAAAAGATTTTTCCCACCTTTGTAAGCCATGTTACGCCTTGGCTTGTTGCCGGCGACGGAGTGCAGCCAGAATGTCTTCTGGACTTGTAATCTTCTTGGCTTCTCCACTTTCTGTGCTTGAAGCTGGAGACACAGCTTTTGCACCATCAAACGGCGCATCATCAACATCTGAGGAGGCTGCTGGTGTAGACACTGCAATATTGCGTGATACAGTTGAAGGCTTTGAAAACCGTTGTTCTGCACCAGCAACATCCTTTGCCATAGAGGAGCTGGAGTCACCATCAGATTGTAGGCCAAATGGCTTGTAAAACTGTGCATACTTGTCAGGGTCGTATGGCTTCTCATCAACTGAATCATGGAACATGTCCATAATTGCCTGCATGTGTGCATCATCTGGACGCTTGGGCAGATAGTTGTTGAGTGTGAACAAGCCATACTGATCGATAGCTGAACGCTCCTCATCACTCAGTGCACGTTCGCGACGTGCCCAAGAACTTGTGCCATAATCAGCATAGCCACCCTTGCTGCCCTTTACCAAGCGGAAATCCAATCCATTGTCATAGTCAATGGGGTTGTTCTCCACTTCCTGATCAAGGAACACAGTTTTGATCCTATCAAACACTGATGGGTTGATTACAAAGCGTCGAATTGGATTTTCTGGAAGATTTGCCTGATCTTCTGGGTTGGGATTCTGAGTCACAAAGCCCTGGAACAGAAAGCTCTTTTTCCGCCAATACTTGCGAGCCAAGTCTTCCATTTCCTTGCCGCCTTTCCACCAAGGACGAATCTCTGCATTGATAGGGCAACTGCCGGGCTTCCACATGTCCACACATGGAACTTGCACTTCAACTGGGCGCCCAGTGGAAGCTTGACCTTTGATGCTGGGGAATGGAAGTCGAATAATCAGCCGCTCCACCCAAAAGAAGTCATTGCGGGTGTCGCCATCAGGGAGGAATCTCAGTGTTGCAGTGCTGCCGTCTGGATTGCTCCAAAAGGGGTAATTTGCTTTGTCCCCACCACCGCCTCCTGTACGAGCACGGTCTTTTGAATTTTGTTGTTCAAGTAGTTTTTCACGAATTTGAGCTAGTGATAGTGCCATTGTATTTGTCCTTTCTATGTGCCTATAAATGTGCCTATATGTTTTTTCAAGATAGAGACAACAAAACATGTTTGTTGCCACTAACAAGCTTATTTAGTATCGATGCTTCTTACAATTTATTTTTCTGATTTTTTCAACTGGTCAATTAGTTCATCTAGTTCTGCTGTAACTGTGGCTGGATCAGCCTCAAAACGGCTTTCCCAACCTGGAACATTTCTCTTCAAAAAATCCAATGTTTCATACTTGTTGCCATCAGAGGCAAGCCAAGCAGCTTTCACTTGTTCCGTTTTGGAATCATCTTCAACTATTTGTGGATCAAAATTTTCCAGCCATCCCATCATTTCTTGGGCTTCACGAAAGGTCAAAGGCAATGCTGGTGTGGGTTGCTTCCAATCCAACAGCAATTTACGTGAACTTGCTAGAGCTGTATGGTAAGATCGACTTTCACTTATTTGGCTCAACAGCTTTTTTATTTGTGCTCTAGTGCCTTGGATGTGATCCAACAGATCCATTGCACCCAGGCGCCTAGCTCTACGTTGAAGGCTACTCATGTTTTGTAGGCTTTTGGTTAAATCTTGAATCAACTTACCATCTGCGTCGTGCATGGTGTTTTGATGTGCCAAGTGTTGTGCCATTGCTTTGGCCCCCAGCACATGGTTCAACGGGAATTTGAATCTTTCCCCAGAAGGGGTAAAGAGCATCACTTGTTTAATTCGGCGCCAGCGTTGTGCTTGATCCAATGCATCTTTTTGCCAAGGTTTGGTGTGCTTGATCACAACCATAACCCCGTTGATGGGAAAATAACTGGTTCGAGTGCTGCCGCTCCATGTGTGATTTTCTGAAACGTTCATGTGCTTGAAATGGCGTGGCTCAAGTGCTCTAGCAAAGTGCTCCGTGTCAAAACTGAAATCCCAAGGATTATGCTTTTTCAAGGTGAATTTGATGTCGTTAAATCTTTTGGAATCTGTAACATCGCTCGTATAAAAGGTAACCAAAGGCTTGGGTGGTTTCCCTTTGGTGTAACCCAAATGTACCATCAGCTTTTCGTTTTTGCTCCATAGACGATTGCTTTTCTGAGGGTCAAAAACTTGATTGCCTTTTTCATCATACATGAGAATTTGATGTCCTTTACTGCTGAGCACATCAAAAATCAATTGCGCCATCTCTTCATGAGGTGTTGCCATAATCAGTTCCTTAACTAGTGCAATATTTAGGATGGTTACCAGATGCTCACAGCAATTGGTAGGGGCTCAACCAAATCATCTACTTCAACTAAGTCGTTATTGCGTATTTGTGATGCAGTGTTGTCATCCCACCTTGCGATCAGCTGGCTCATTCGCACAATCATCAACAATGCGCTCACTAAATCGTCATGTTCCCCACTCTTGGCAGCGAAGCTGCCTCCTTTGGTCACATAATTTTTGAGTTCAGAGATCAAGGGCTTGCTTTTGATTTGCAAGCGATTGCCCTCAACTAAGCTTTTGAGTTTGGTAACAGCTTGATTTTTAGTTCGGCCGTTGGTGTTCAAACCTTTTCTGAAACGGCTTCCTGTTTGATTGGGCTCGCTCAACAATTGCGCCGGCACAACGTCCCATCCAGCTTCATTCAATAGTTCAATTACAGCTTGCCCGTAGCTGTTGTTTTCAAACGTCCAAAATATTTCAGGCTCGCTGATTTGAGCCGGATGGCTTCTCATTTCTCTCTCGATGAAGCTGGTTATTTGCACAACCATTTTCAACTGTGCTGCTATATCACTCCTATTGTGCATCCATTCTGCCACTTGCACCATGTCAGGCAGTCGCCACACTTGTATAGCCGCTGAGTCCAACCCCACACCTGCACTGGGATCAAGGCTCACAAGATAAATGTTGTTGGCCTGTGGCTTTTCCCACCAACGTATGTGACTGGTTTTGAACAAAGGCTCTGTAGCAACCAAGCCTGCCAAAGTTTGGCTGTCTATCAATGTGCTGTCTGCGGTTAAAAATCGCAGTTCATATTCACGCTCAAACTTCTCGTAGCCAATTTTGGCACGTTCTTTTTTGGCCCATTCTTCATCTCTATCTGGATGTTGATTCCATTTGGCAACAAAGGCCTTGAATCCATTTACTCCCAAACCATTAGGTAGCTCATTGCCAAATTCGTCAAGTGTGCGATTGCTTGCATACCAAATTTGAGCAAAGGTGTCTTCATCACTGTTTGGGGTAGATGTAATGATGCATTTACCACCTGTAGCAAGTGTTGGGCTGATAGCACTCCAAAACTCTTCGGCAATTCTTGGCTTCACGAATGCCATCTCGTCCAAATACAACAAGCTTATGGATTTACCACGTCCTGTAGAGGGTGTGGTTGTAGCACTTTCAATCTTGCTGCCATTGTCAAAAACAATCTTTTGCACATTGTAGGTAACAACCCCTGCCTTGATCCAGTCTGGTAATTCTTCGTAACTGAATTTGATACGATCCATAATTTCAGTAGCTGCACGGAAATTATTGGCAGCTATCAAAATATTCACATCTTTCTGAAACGTTGCAAACCATAACATGAAACTTGCAGCAGTTTCCGTTTTTCCCAGCTGGCGAGAACACATGGCAATAACTTGCCGGTTTTTCCAGTAGGTCAGCACAAGATCTTTTTGATAGTCAAACAATTTAAATGGCACACGCCCTTTCGTACCATGCCTGATGTAGATGTAATTGTCTATAAAATACAATGGATTGATGGCACACTTGAGGAACTCGGCCTCTTGATATGCATTCAGACGCAGTTGCTGATGCGGCTTTTTGATAAGAACAGGATCGCTGTTGTTTTGTAGCATTATTAATTCAAACGAAACAAATGGTCCACAGCTTCCAGCTTGCGGGGAGTTTCACCGCTTACTCCCAATAATATTTCTTTTATTATAGCATCTATATTTTGTTGCCAGAACTGCAAGAATTTATGGGTCCGTTGCAGTTCTGGAACATAGTCATCCAAGGACCACACAAACTCTTGAATAAGATTTTGATAATCAGGTCGATAATAAAAAATATCCAGTGTTACTATAGATGTACGACGTATGAGCATGTAATTATCGATTTATATGTTGCCTTTTGATATCAGTTAAGGGGCTTTCACTTCCATCAGTGTCTGGCTCTGTTGTGTAAGGATCTTTCAAAAATTCATCTCGTTTTGTAGCTGTAAGAGGGCTTGCACGACCATCAGCGTTTTCACGATGCTCACTTTCCTTGATGTAAGCCTTATAAGCAGCAACCAATTGGGTATGTAAGCTTTCTCTCATTTCTGATTTCAAAGCATTGCTGCCAAATCTAGCATTGGTCAAACGCTCAGGAAGATCAGCACGCCCTTTGAAGTTGTAGTCTTTTATATCAAATTCTTCAGTTTCTTCTGTGGGATCCTTGTGTCCATAATCATACTCAGCTTGTTGCTCCATCACAACAATCTCTGGATCGGCCTCGCCACCCATGTATTGTGTTTGGCAATCACAAGGCCCAGGGCAACCACAAGACTTCTCTTGCCCACAGGTGCAAGGTCCCGGACAGCCGCAGGACTTGGGACTGGTGCTGTGAGGCACACCAGCCAACTGTAACAACCGCATTACATCACTGGGATCACAACTGGTTAACGACATACTTGCAGCATCTGCTGTGTTGAGCCCGCCTGTTGTTACACTTGCATTATACCGTTTGTCTCCACCTTGTCCAGCAAGTTGCATCAACCGCATGACGTCACCAGCATCATCCGTGCTTACACTGGCGCTCTTGCTGGGAGTGTCTTTTGTTGATATTGTTAAGTTATAACGAGTTGATTCCATTTTTACTTGCCTTTTCCGGTATTCCTGATTTCATCAGCTTGCATGCTCATGGTCACAGTTTTTCCAGCACGATTCTTGCGTGCTGTGAAATAGGTTTTGCTGTCATCATCAAAATTTCCGCTTGAAGTCAAAAATTTGGTGTCAACAGGCATTTTGGGAGATTTTTTGGCTTTTGAGACAGGCTTTGGAGTGTTGAAACTGTCGTTAAAATCAGCCAAGTCTTGGCTGGGTTCCTGCCGAGCATCTTTCAATTCTTTGACAGAAATATGTGAACTGCTGGTTTGAAACTCTTGCGGCTTCCGCGAAGCTGCCACATCAGCCAGATAGCTGAGAAACTTTTTGTTGTACTTGTCACCAAAAACATCTGTAACTACAGGTTGCTCTGCATCAAGATATTCGCTATCTGTGCTCAACAAGCTGGCTTTTTGTGTTAACCCTTTTTCATCAGCCATTTTGTCCAAGAGACTTAGGATCTGCATTTTTTGGCTTTCCACTTCGATTGGCTCGTTGTCGTTGCGCACGACCAAAAACTTTTCAGGAATATTCAATGCAGCGCGCAATTCCTGTTGTAGGATATAGGCACTAAAGGGTATGCCAATTACTGCATCAATATACCAAACATCAGCATTTTCAATATCACGAAACTCCATTGCATCACTTTTGGGAGCAATTTTTACTGGAGTACCTATGCTGACGAGGTTATATCTACGCAACAGCCGCTCAATATCATCCATATGCTCATCAGTAGGTGGCACCACCATTTTGATGCGAAAATCGTATTGTTTTTGGGCTTCTTCCAAATATGTTTTGAAACTTTTCATAGCACCGCTTTCAAATCTTCGCTTATTTAGCTTCCTTGCTGAACTCACGCAATTGTTCCAGCAATGCAT